GTTCGACCCATTTGCAATTACGGGTCGTCTTCAAGAGACAGTAGTGGCTTACTATGCCGAACCACCAAAAACTCAGTTTGGACAGACCAAATGGCTGACTGTGCTTGGNTATCGTCAGGGNGGGAAGAGCCTAACCGCTGAACTGTGTGGGTATGTCCGTTCTGCGTATACACCCGGACACGACCATGTTTGTATTGCGGATAACCGAGATCGGGCAGAATACCTCCACCGTCGTATCCACTTAACGCATAGCAGGTGGCCAGAACCTGTACGGGCAAAGACCGTACCAAACCGGGAGGTAAGGCAGTTGACTTTTCAGCACGGCGGGAAGATGCGCGTGCTGTCTGGAGAATCTGGCGCAGTAGGTATTGGTCAATCACCGGATAGTTTCCACGGGTCAGAGCTTCCGTACTGGCGAAATGCCGGTCATCAGTTCTCGATGATTTACCCATCGATGATTAACCGCGATCACTCTTTAGTACTTTTGGAATCTACCCCAGCACCCATCATTGAGCCATCTACAGAATGGTGGCGTGACCATTGTCGTGATGCAAAGCTAGGTCTTGGTCGATGGGTTTACGGTTTCTTCCCGTTCTGGGACGGTAAACTCAACACCCGGCAGTGGCCCAAGCACGCCAGACTGGAAAACGAAGAGATTAAGATGCTTGAAAAGTACGGTCATCTAGGACTCAAGAAAGAGAACCTAGCATTCCGCCGTCTTATGCTTGAGACGGATGCTGAGATTCGTCGTAACCCAGACTTGTTCCGGGTCTACTACCCGTTTGACGACATTAGTTGTTGGGTTGCATCCGTGGGCTCGGTGTTCCACTCTACGTTACTTAAGAGGCACCAAGAGTCTAAGCTAACTCCGTGGGTCGCACCCTACATGGAGTACGAGCAGCCAGAAGCCGGGGCTGTGTATGTCATGGGAGTTGACCCAGCAGGTTATGCTGCCCGTGACCATGCGTCGTTTCAAGTTTTAAAGGTGTATGATGGAGAATGGACACAGGTTGCAACCTTCGGAGCAACAACTGACCCGGTTACGTTCACTAAGAAAGTCCATGAAGTCGGACGTAAGTACAACAACGCGCTGGTGGTCGTTGAGAGTAACGGCGTCGGTGTGGCTACTCTGGCTCTGCTTGAAGATTCTGGCTACCCAAATCTCTACTACGAACGAGCCTACAAACCCGGACTTGCCGCCACCGCAAAGTCCGTATCCATGATGCTTTCGTACCTTCAAGATGCATTGAAGGACGAACTTATCTTGCACGACGAAGACACTGTAGACCAACTGGGCTCTTACCGAGAGGACAAGTTGGTGGAGCGGTCGATTAGTTCTGAGATGCTACACTCCGGCAAGCCCGGTAAGCGTCGGGAGCGTCACCACTGGGACAAGATCTCAGCTTTACAGCTTGCTTGCGTCGGGGCTAGGAATGCACCGCGTAGGTATAAGAACGACGGAGCACCTCCCGGATTAGAAAATGTTGTCTTGTTCAAGGATATGACTTATGACCAAGTACAATCCCACTGGAAGAAAACTTCTAAGCAGGATAAGAAACGTCAGTGGCGTAGAAGTAAGTATAGGAGACGTTGATGCCAAAGCAGAACTATGCACCTATGACTCGCGCCCGGAAACGCCTTTCAGAGTTAAAGAAACGTCAGCGCAACCAAGATAAGTTTGGAACTGACGGGCTGAAAGAAACTTTTGAGCGATCTGATACCTACATTGGTAAGAAGATCGAGGAGACAGACTAATGGCAGAATCAACCGAAGGTACTACCGATGTTAAATCTGGCGTAGCGGACGCAAAGTCTCAGGCTGTACTAAACCGGCTTAAGAAGGACAAAGCCGATACTGCGAAAGCCAAAGCCGATGTCACCGATGCACTCGCACCTAAACAAGGGGCCAAAGCGTTTGGCGCAGCCGCACCTGAGGGCGCAGCCGCACCTGAGGGCGCAGCCAAGCGTGTTGCGGGTATTGAGCGAGAGATGGGCCAACTAGGCGAGCAGGAGGAAGAGTTTGGCGCTCTTACTGCTGAACGAGATCTACTCAACGTGGATGAAATAGTTGCTGACACCGGAGACACCAGTGTAGACCCCGAGTCTTTTGCTGCACCCAATGAGGATTTTGACCCTGAGCGTGCGTCAGCCGAAGATGCTTTTATCCGTGATATTAACCGTGACTTTCCCGTTGATACACCAGAGGAAGTAGAAGACCTTGAACCACTGGAAGGTCGGGCTCTTCGACGTAGTCGGCGTCAACTAAACCGTAAAATGCGTATGGATGGCATGGGCGCAGGTCCGGCTTCGCGGCCAGTTGCAGGTGCTGCTGGTAGCAAGGACGACCCCGCAGTTGCAGAAGCTATTGCACCCTCACTGACAGATGAGGACGACGCCGCACCAGCGGCTGCTCCTAGCCCAACCTCCGGTCCTACTCGACAAGGTGGCGGTTTGTTCCGTAACAACATGATGGGACGGATTGGACAACAGCGCCGCAAGGTCAATCAGATGGCGCGTGCCGCGCAATCTGAAGAGGAACTGGCACAAGTTCAAAGTGAGTTGGAAAAACTCAATGAGCTTAAGGACCTACGTCAATCTAAACGTGGCATCCGAAAAGCTGCGCGGGGGCGAAAGTCTAACGTATTCCGCGACCTAACCGAGGACGCCGCTGCTAAGGCTTTGGATAAAGATGCCGAAGCGGAAGAGACTGAAGAGGAAGTAGAGGACAAGAAGTCCCCGGCACCTCCACGTCCGAAAGAAGATCCGATTGGTGGCACAACCGGACTGGTAGTTGACCCTGAAACAGGTGAGGTAACAGACACCGACGCAGATATTACATCGTTTGATGAGGAACTAAAGGTCAACAAAGATTACGGCGTATCTGAAGCGTTAACACAATCGAATATTCGTGACGCGAAGGATGCACTCCTTGCAGTAGACGCTGACAGTGACTTGGGACTAAAACCGGGGGAAGAGTCGCAGATGGCGGCACGAGCAATGAACTTTGGTCCACCAAAACCCGAAGGCGTAAGTGATTACGACTACGCTGTATCTCTACGAGATGCAGTACGCATGGGCCATGAGGGCGATGATTTTAGGGCCGCAGTAGAATATGATCTGTACGGAGGAGATGCTCCACCTACAGTTACAGAGAATACACAACGAAGGGCGACTTCGCCCGTACCCGTAGATAACGCTGCCGAATCTCCCGTAGATAACGCTGCCGAATCTCCCGTAGATAACGCTGCCGAATCTCCCGTAGATACCCGAGTTGTGTCTAATGCTCAAGCCGGTAGGTTTATGACTATGCTTATTGACAAAGGCATATCTCCCGGACCTAAGTTTAGAGAACTGATTAATGATGATGGAACCGTTAACGATGTCGTTGCTATGAGACTTATTAACTCCGGGTCACCCGGTATTGATAACGGTGTTATTGAGCGAATCCGAGACATGCCACCAGAAGCCGCTAAGAGCCTAGCAGTTCGTCTGCGGGGCGGATCATGAGGGAGTAACACATGGCGCTGACAGGAAAGCAGATCCAAGGGATCATCAAGACCCACAAAACCAAATCAAACTCGGAGAGGCGTGATTGGGACAGGTGGCGTGCTTGGTATGTCTCGGAATACTGGAACAACGACAACTCCCAACCAACGGGCTCCGTACCCATTGGTGGCGATATGTCGGAGAACGTCAACTTTGAGACGAACTACCCGTATGCGTATGTTGATACGATGATTGCAAACGTCTGTCCGCAGAATCCTAAGATTACTGTGATGGCTCGACGTGACGAACTAAAGCCCGCTGCTCAGTTTCGCGAGGCTTTGATCGACGATACGTTCCGACGCAATAGCTTGCACACTTTACTTTGGAAAACAGCTACTAACTCCGCTATTTGCGGACGTGGTTTTATGAAAGTAGTGTGGAACTTCCGTAAAAACTCCGCTGAAATCTTTTCCGTAGACCCACGGCAGGTGTTTTTCGACATGTCTGCTAGCCGATGGGAAGACATCCGCTACTTGGTAGAGATAACTGTCCTAACGGAAGCCGAGTTTAAGTCTCGAATGAAGGCTAAAAGCGACGGTAAGTCTCAATACAACAAGAAAGTAGCCGAGCACGCTAAGTACGCGGGCTACCCCTCGTGGCTCAAGGACAACAACAACAGCAATAACTTGAACGAAGCATCTACAGATGTGTACAAGTGGGTAACTGTTTTTGAAGTCTACGATTTTGAGGGTGACGGCAAGTACTACCACTTCCTAGACGACGTAGAAGAGCCTTTGTTTGAGGGCGAGCTACCCTATCGTTACATCAGGAACCCTTTTATCCACCTTTCTTTCAACGAGAACATGAAAGATATGGGTGGATTGTCCGACATTAAGCTGATTCAGTCTCTACAAGAGCGTCTGAATGAGATTGACACGCTGGAGTTGTGGCACGCACACACTTCTACACCTGTTATGCTGGTCAATACCGCACTTGCAGACAACCCGGAAGACATCCTGACCGCACTTCAAGAGGCCAATCAACCGGGCTCCATGGTCGCAGTACAGGGTAAAGCAAACGCACCCCTAGGAGATATCATTGGACAAACCCCCATGCCGTCCATGTCCCCGTCGTTTACGGAAATGCGTGGGCGATGTAACAATGTCATTGAGTTTATCCTTGGCATCCCTCAGTATAGTCGGGGGGTTGTGGGCGTGGCGGACGTTGCTACGGAGGTCGCGCTTGCCGACACTGCGACCCGAAC